TTGATGCGGTGGAGAAGTCCGCCAACACGATGATGGACATCGTCGATGAGGTAGTCACCGGATTCAAGGCGATCCAGTCGGCCGTCAGTCCCATAAGTGATGCCCTCGGGTCTGTCGCCAGTGGTATCGGTTCCGTGGTTGGTGTGCTGACCACGTTCATCACCATCTGCGGTGTCGCCACCGCTGTGGCCGGCGTGCTGGGTGCGGCTGTTGCCGCCCTGGGCGTGGTGGCCGTGGCCGCGTTCGCCGGATTCGGTGCGGTGATGTTGGCGGCCGGTGCGGCGATCACCGCACTGGTCATCACGGCGGAGCAGGGCAACAAGCAGATCGCGGCCGGCTGGAAAGACCTGACCACGGAGGCGAAGAAGGACTTCGCGGACATCGCTAAGCCGTTCGGCGACGTGATCAACCAGATGATCCGCACCGTCAAGGACGCGCTGCCGCAGATCGCGCCGCCACTGAAAGAGGCGTTCAAGGAGATCGCAGCGGCGGCGAAGACGGGTATTCAGCCGGCGGTGACGTCGCTGATCGAGCTGGCCAAGGGCTTCCAGAAGATCACCGACACGTTGGCGCCCAGCTTCAGGCAGTTCTTCGCCGCGATGCCAGGGCTGGTCCAGGCCGGTATCGGCGCGATGCAGCAGATGGCTCAGGCGTTCGTCATGACCGATGACGCGGCCAAGAAGACGTTCGGTGCCCTCGACACGATGATCCAGAAGGTCGGCGCGTTCGGCGCCGCGCTGATCAGTATCGGCAAAGAGGACATCATCCCGTTCACGCACGACATCGACCACATTCTCGATTCGACGACGGCCATGGCGAATGGCCTGAAGCCGGCTATTCAGCCAGCGATGTCCGCGTTCACGAACCTGTACATGGCGGTGGCGGACGCTATCGGCAAGAGCTCGAGCGACATCAAGGGTTTCTCCAACACGGTGTCGTCGAACTCGCAGAACATCGACGGCATCATCCAGTCCCTGATCAAGATCGTGATGACGATCGGTACCGCGTTCGTGAACGCGTTGGGTCAGGCGAAGCCCGCGATCGACGACCTGGCGAAGACGGTGCAGCAGTACGGGCCGCAGATCGAGCAGGTTCTGACGATGGCCATGAAGGGCATTGCCACGGCGATCAGCATCGCCATCAAGGCGGTGGCGATGTTCGTTCAGGGCCTCACCCAGCTGATCGACATCTTCAAGGTGGTCGGCAAGGCGGTCGACGTCACGACGTCGTTCTTCAAGAACATCGTGCCGGCCATCTTCGGTAGCCAGAAGGCCGCCGACGCCATGCACCAGTCCGGGGACGCACTGGGGCAGTCGCTCACCCAGGTAGGCAAGGACTTCTCCAATACCGGCACGCAGGCCGACGGCATGACCGGGTCGATGACGGCCCTCGCCCCGCCGATCGTCGACGCCACCGGTGCGGCGAAGAACCTGTCTCCGGCCATCGACCAGAACACGTCCGCGTTCGTGGACAACTCCAAGGAGATCACGAAGCTGGAAGGCCAGCTGAAGACCACGAACAAAGCTATCGACTCGCAGACGCAGAGCCTGGCCAAGGCGTCCGCCGCACACAAGTCGACGACGACCGCGACGAAGGGTACGACGGCCGCGACGCAGGCTCATGCGCAGGCGGCGGAGACGGCCCGGCAGAAGATCGCGGCGGAGCAGCAGCAGGCGGCGTCCATCACCCAGCAGCTGCAGCAGTTGCAGTCGCAGCAGACCATCACCGGGCAGTCCACCGATAACCTCGGCAACTCGGCGGATACCACCGGCACGAAGATGTCCGGCGGGTTCGGCAGTGGGCTGGAGAACATTCAGCCGTTGCTCGACAAGGTCAACCAGACGACCGAGGCGACGAAGCAACCCCTCGATGATCTGGGTGCTGGTGCGCAGACCGCCGGCGTGAACTTCGACGCGATGGCGAAGGCTGTCGAGCCGCTGCCGCAGCCGATGCAGCAGTTGGTGACGGAGTTCGAAGCGTTCAGTAAGAGTCTGACGACGCTGCCGGGTCCGATGCAGCAGTTCACGACCACGTTCGACACGTTCACCAAGGACGTGAAGGCGGTCGAGTCACAGTGGAAGACCTTCGTCACCGACTTCACCACGTTCGACAACCAGGTGAAGACTGTCTCGCCGCTGTGGGCGACGTTCGTGAAGAACTTCACCACGTTCGCCGCGCAGCTCAAGGCTGCCGCGCCGGTGTGGGCCACGTTCGTCAAGGACTTCACCACGTTCGACGCCCAGGTGAAGGCCGCTGGGCCGTTGTGGACGACGTTCGTGAAGGACATGACCACGTTCGCCACCCAGTTGAAGGCCGTCGGTCCGTTGTGGACAGTCTTCGTGAAGGACTTCACGACCTTTGGGGCGCAGCTCAAGGCGGCTAGTCCGCTGTGGACCACGTTCGTGAAGAACTTCACCACCTTCGACGCACAGGTGAAAGCGGTAGGTCCGCTGTGGGCGACGTTCGTCAAGAACTTCACCACGTTCGGGGCGCAGCTGAAAGCGGTAGCCCCGCTGTGGGCGGCGTTCGTGAAGTCGTTCACCCAGTGGGCGCAGATCCTGCAGCAGGCCACGACCAGGTTCCAGGCGCTGGTCAAGTCGATGCAGCAGTTCCAGCAGACGGTCACGCAGGTCCAGAAGTCGATGCAGCAGCTGGTGCAGGAGTTCTCCCAGTTCAACCAGGCGCTGCAGCAGACGCAGAAGTTCATGGATCAGTTCAAGCAGACCTTGCAAGAGGTCGAGCAGATCATGCAGCAGTTCGACCAAGATCTGCAGCAGGTCAACCAGGATCTGCAGCAGTTGCAGCAGGCGTTGCAGCAGGCGGATCAGGCGTGCAAGCAGCTGGACCAGGACGTCCAGCAGGTGGGCCAGGATCTGCAGCAGGTCGCCCAGCAGGCACCTCAAGCCGGTCAGGCCATGGAGCAGGCGTTCGAGGACGGCGACAAGGCGGCGAAGAAGCTCGACGAGACCGTCAAGAAGCTGATCGACGACCTGCAGAAGCTGATCGACCTGATGAAGCAGGCCGGGCTGTCCGGTGGCTCGTCGGGTGGTGGTGGGAGTGGTGGCGCCGCGTCTTCGGGTGCCGCGCAGGGCACCGCAGCTGTGGGTGGCCTGAACGCCAGCATCGGCGCGGCGTCGCCGGCCGCGAAGACGATCCAGGCTGGTCAGGACTTTAGCGCCGGGTTCAAGCAGGGCATCGACACCGGTACTCCGGATGCGGCTTCCGCTGCCACCGCGCAGGGGCAGGCGTCCATCGACGCGATCAACTCGTCGCTGGACACGGCGTCACCGTCGCGGATCCTGCGGGAGATCGGCCGGTTCTTCGGGATCGGGTTCTGGATGGGCATCTGGGACGAACACCGCCGGGTGCACGACACGTGCCACGACATCGGCGTCGTCGCCGTACAAGCCCTGCAGGCCACCTCGAGCGTGGACGCGCAGAACGTCGGCGAGCTGTTCGGCAAGTCGCTGGCCAACGGCATCACCTCGAGCTTGGGCACGGTGAAGGCCTCGGCCGCGTCGTTGGCCTCGGCCGCGTCAGCGGAAGCAACAGCGGTGCTCGGAAAGATGGGCCTGCTCGGGGTGGCCGGTTCGGGTGCGTCGATGCAGCCGCAGAGCCAGCCGATCACCCTGTCCTCGGGCCCGGCGCAGCAGGGACAGCAGCACGACCGCCACTGCGAACACCGCCTGTTCATCGGCGGCAGAGAGATCGACATCATCGCGGACAAGCGCATCGAACGGGCCGTCGAGAAGATCACGTCCCTGGCGCAGGGACAGAAGCGGTGAACGCGGATAACAGAATGGAAGAGGCGGACCGTTGAGCGCTGTTACCACGGTCCGCCCCAACTCCACCGTCCAGCTCGGATCCTGGACCGTGGTCGGTGCGGCGAACGCACACACCGCCCTGTCGGACAACACCGACACCACCTATGTGCAGCTGACGCCGCGTTGCCGCCTGGACACCCAGCGGCTGCGGCTCGGACTGCCGACGATCACCATCCCCACCGGGGCACAGATTTCCTCGGTGGGGGTCCGGATCCGGATCCAGACGGTGGTGTTCCCGGCGCCGCAGCCGATCTGTCTCGGCTGGTTCCGCTGCCACCGGCCGCCCAACATCCTCACGATCATCATCGACTTCATCCTGCTGTTGCTGTTCGGGTGGCGATGCCCGCGACAGCCCACCGTGGTATGGGTTGAGCAGGATCTCGAAGACCTGACCTCGGACCCGGACGGCAACCCGTGGACCCTCGCCAGCTTCAACCAGTTCGAAGTCCATTTGGGTCGCGATGACGTCTCAGGGAACCCACTGCGGATCTCTGAGGTGTACGTCGACGTCACCTACACCCAGCAGGCCGTCATCACCGTCACGGCCCCCACCGGCACCATCACGACCACCTGCCGGCCCACGGTGACCTGGACCTACACCTCCCCGGACAGCAACCCGCAGGCCGCGTACAACGTCGCCATCTACACCGCCGCCCAGGTCGCCGCCGGCGGGTTCGTCCCGTTCGTCACCCCACCGATCCAGAGCTCGGGGCTGACCTTCGGGGAAGACCTGCAGTGGAACCTGGCCACGGACATCGTCAACGGCGGTTACAGCGCGTACGTGCAGGTCAACCAGGTGTGGCCCGGCACCCAGGACTTCCCGTCCGGGATCGCGTCGATCACCTGGACGCAGTCCATCGCCGGCGCCCCGAACGCGGTCATCTCCAACAGCCTGTTCGACACCGTCTACAACCGAGTCCGGCTCGACATCACCACCGGCAGCCCCACCCCCGCCACGGTCGCGTACGCGGTGCAGGCATCCCGGGACAGCGGCGTCACCTACGGCCCGGTACGGAACGCGCTGTTGCTCACCAACACGGGCGGCACGATGACCGTCTACGACTACGAGGCACCACTCAATGTGCCCAGCAAGTACCGGGTGCTCGCCTACGGGCAGACCGGCAGCCTGTTGTTCGCGGCGGCGGCGTACTCGAACGTCGTCACCGTCACCCCGCAGGTCGACGGCTGCTGGCTCAAGGACGTCTTCGACCCCACGGTGAACACGTTCCTACCCGTCGCCTACCAGGGCGACGCACGGACACAGCGCCGGGTGCAGGGCACGTTCGAAGTCATCTCCGGTGACCTGACGGCGGACAAGATCGTGGTCAACGGACCTGTGTACGGACCCGAGGGAACGCTAACTCTCATTTTCACCGGCCACGACCCGTCCAACTACCTGTCCGCGTTCAACCAGCTCAACGAATCCGGGCACATTCTGCTGCTGCAGTACCCCAACGGTGACCAGTTGTATGTGCTGTTCGGGCCGGGTGCCGTGGGCTCGGACCAGGCCGTTGAGTACGAGCTTGTGCCCAATTACCACAAGTTGACCGTGAGCTACACCAGCGTAGGGACGCCTGCTATTACCGTGTAATTCGAAACGGAGTCACAATGCAACCGACTTCGCTTGCTTTCCAAACCACGGTCCAAGGATCTCACCAGGCCGTGTGCCGTGTGGACATCATCCAGAACGGCGCCGTGGTGATGCAGCTGCCTATTGTGGACGGCTCGGTCACCGCCGATAGGACCGCCGCGCAGATGCGCCAGTTCGACGCTACCTTGGGTGATCCGGACGGTTCGCTGACGCCGGCTGATATGTCGGCGGTGCTGGCGCCGTTCGGTACCCGCGCGCAGATCTGGCGGGGGGTGCGGATCGTGAATGTGGAAGCGGTGCAGGACATCGACAACAGCGCCGCGACATTCAACCAGGGAACGAACAACGGCACGATTGGTGACCCCGTCTCGGGGGCCCTGATTCTTGGCTGGACTTAAGGCGGAGTTGATCTTGTGGGGAACTTTATTTTCACAATTGGGAAAGGTCGCTTCATTCAGCAAGCGTCCTTGGCGACCGGGTCTGACGCCGTCCTGGTGATCCTTCTCAAGTCCTCCGGGCTGCAGGTAGACGCCACGCTGCAGGACTACACCACCCTGTCCACGCTGCTCGCCTCCAACACCGAGGCCACGTTCACCAACTACGGGCGCAAGGTGCTGACCAGCGGGTTGACCATCACCCAGAACTTCACCACCAACATCAACTCAGTGGCCGTCGGCAACCAGACCTGGTTCGCCGCCGGCGGCGCGTCCAACGATGTGCTGGGGAAGCTGGTCACCGCGTACCGGCCGCTGTCCAGCTCGCCGGACTCCGCGTGCATACCCATGACGGCGTACGACTTCACCGCCACCACCACCGGCAGCGACCTGATTGGCCAGTTCGCGTCCGGCGTTTATGCAACGGCGTCCTGAGCTATGCCGTACCCGCTGGGATTCTTGGACATAACTGTTGATTCATCCACCTTCAGCAGTACGTCGGTTACGTACCCCCTGACGGTCGGTACCAGTTTCCAAAATAATGATCTGCGCGTGGTTTGCGTCATGGCCTTCACTGACAACCTGGCGACTATATCCACTTTCCCCGGTTGGACTAAGCGTTACTCGACCACCGTTATTAGCAGTCTCTACACCGTTGCGATTTTCACGCAGACGCTGACACCGTCCTCCGTGGACGGGGTACTAAGTTTCAGTCAAGCTATCGCGGCGGGCCTGATGTCTTTCACGGTCCGGAATCCTAATCTTGCACAGACGTGGGCGCCCGCAACCTCTTCCGGCGGCACTAGTTCTACGCTCGTGTCTGCATCCACTGTTCCCGCTCCAAGCGTATCTGTGACTGCTGGTGGTACTGTCGTAACGTTCTCAATGATTACGGACAATATTGTCGCTGACCTATCACCTGCGTCAGGAATGACTCAGCTGGGATACGACAACAACTCCGGTTTCGATGCGCTACTTCTGGCAGCTGAGTCGTACTCAACCTCTGGCACCAGCGGAACCCTCAGCGCACCTGTTACTCCGCCGGCAGTGAATGACTGCCGCTGGATCGGAACAACCCTGTTCCTGGCACAAAACCCGGACGTTACGGTGTCGATGACGACGTCCCCGAACGAGACCGACGCCGGCGTCGCCACCACTTCGAGCATCCCGAACACCCAAACGCACTTCACCATGAGCGCGTCGCCGAACGAGACCGACGCTGCCCCGCAGGTGTTCACTCCGCTGACCGGGTTCCGCATCAGTCCACCCTTGGCGATCCCGCAGTCCCCGATCACGAACTCGGTCATCCACTGGGAACAGTCCACGCCGGCTTTCGGGTCCACGGTCACGATGGAGACCAGTGTCGATGGTGGTGCGTCGTGGCAGCCGGCGGTGCAGGACGGTCCGGTCGCGCGGTTGCTGCCGGGCACGAGTGTGTGGCAGACGGTGCAGACCCGGGCCACGCTGAACCGTAAGGCGGTCACGGACCTCACTCCGCGTGTGTCCGACATCGAGGTGCGGGTCGCCACGGACGCGTCCAACGACGAGCTCGTGTCGCTCGGCCTGTTCACCATCAACGACACGAACATCACCGTGTCCGGCGGCACGACCGGCGGCTCCAGTGGTGGCGGTGGTGGCGGCGACGGGGTCACCGGTACCGGTGGCGGTAACACCGGCGGCGGGTTGTCCATCCAGATCTCCGGGGTGGACCTGTCCCGGTCGATCTCCCGGAACAGCTGGGAGGACGTGTATTTCGTCCCGGCCGGCACCAACTACGCGACCGCCATCCAAGAGATCATCGAAGACCGGATGCCGGGCACCAGCTACAACTTCGCATCCACCGAGCACACCACCCCGAAGCTCATCTTCGGCATGTCGATGGACTCCGACCCGTGGCAGGACGCCCAGGACCTGGCGACCGCGATCGGGATGGAGCTGTTCTTCGACGCGCAGGGTGTGTGCACGTTGCGCGACGTTCCCGACCCGGGGACCGGTCAGTCGGTGTGGACGTTCTCGGATGGGATGAACCCGACGATCGCGTCTGTGACCAGGTCGCTGACGGACCAGACGGTCTACAACTACATCACCGCGTACGGCGAGTCGGTGGACAACGCGGTCCCGGTCAGCGCCGTGTCATTCGACGACAACCCGAACTCGCCCACCTACTACCTGGGCTCGTACGGCAAGGTCCCGACCAGCTTCACTTCCCCGGAGATCGTCACGGTGGAGCAGGCGCAGGCGGCGGCGGATGCGTTGCTGAACCTGTCCATCGGGGCGGCGGAGAACGTGGAGCTGTCCGTGGTGCCCAACCCGGCGTTGGAGCCGGGGGATGTGGTGACGCTGACCATCGGCAACGTCAAGGTCTCCGGCACGTTCATGATCAATGACATTGATACGCCGCTGAGTGCGGCCGAGGCGCAGACATTGACCGTGTACCGGCAGACCACCAGCAGCTAGGGGGCACGAGATGTCGTTGCGTGGAGCGATCAACCGGCACTCACGGGCCCTCGCCCGGCGCAACCGCGCCCAGGTCCGGGTACCGACGGATGCGATGAAGCTGGGCGCGCGGCAGTGTGTGGTGCAGTCGGTGAACGTGTCCGGGCACACCTGCAGTGTGCTACTGGCCAACTCGGGCACCCCGTTCACCGCCGCCTGGTCTGATCACTACCAGCCGGCGAACGGGCACACCTGCTGGGTGATGTTCTTCGGCAGGTCCCCGATGGTCGTGTTCAGGTGCCAGTGACCTGGTTCGCGGAAGGTACCGACTCCTCCTCGGTGTTCCTGCAGTACGGCGCGGTCGGGGCCACCACGATCATCTTCATCGGCATCGCCTGGACCTTGTTCAAGAAGTTCGAGGAAACGCTGAAGTTCGAGCGCGAGGGCCGTAAGCGCGCTGAGGACGAGCTGCGGGAGTCGAACGCGTACCTGCGCGACAAGGTTGTCCCGGCGTTGGAACAGGCGACGACGGTGATGGCGCAGTTCCTTCGTGCGTCGCGGAGGGACGGTCGTGACTATGACGATGCCCCCCGGTGAGCTCAGCACGGAGGAGTTGTACAGGGAAGCCAGGAAGATGCGGGGTCAGTTGTTGGCGGCGGTTGATGAGTTGAACGGGTTCGTCGAGGCCCTGGCCCAGGTGAACGAACAGCAGGCTGCGGGGGAGGATTCAGAATGACGGAACCGGACCCGAAGGATCTGCCGGCTGTTGCGTTGCGGCTCATCACGACGATCGACGGCTTGACGAAGGCCATCGGAGAGTTGCTGGCCCGGGCTGAATCTTCGGAGGAGAGGATCTCGGCGTCGGAGACGAAGGTTGAGGACACCACCCGACGCGTCAAGAGCAACGAGCGGCGTGCCCACGCCATCCGCATCCTGGTTCTCTTCGACATTCTGGCCACGGTGTTGGGCTTCTACCTGGGCTACACGCTGGTGGCGACGAACGCCCGCCTCGACACGGTATGCCCGCTCTACGCCTTCTACGTGGGCACCTACGCTCCGCAGACTCGATCCGCTGGTCCTGACCGCGACGCGTACATACGGGCGTTCGCTGACATGCGCATCAAGTTCATTGGGCTGGGCTGCGGTCCGGCCTACCCGATTGTGCCGGGTGCCGCGCATCCACCGGCTGCCGCTCCGCCCCCGAACTGATGGGGCGCCACGTCCGCCGCTCGGGGCGTGTTTGGGTGATGTTCCTAGTGGTCGTGTTGGCGATCCTGTCCGTTGCGTTGATCTATGTGATCGCGGCTTGGAGGCAGGATGCCGCGAAGCAGGCGGCGGTCGATCAGAAGCAGGCCGCGCAACAGCAGGCGAGTGCCCTGTCCGATCCGATCCTGCAGCTGTGCGCCCAAGGTGGGGATGTGGCGGCGAGGTTGTCCGGCGCTGGGCTGTGCAGCACCGCCGCGCAGGTGAAGCAGGAGCCGGACCCGGTGCCGTCGGGGCTGACCACCTCGCAGGTTCAAGCGCTGATCAGTACCGCCCTGTCCAGGCAGCAACCGGTCGGCCCCACCTCGGCTCAGTTGGCGTCGGCCGTGCAGGCGTTCATCGCGGCCAACCCCACCTACTTCAAGGCGCCAGCGCCAACGGCCGAACAGATCCAGGCAGCGGTGAGCTCGTACATGCGGACGCACCCGGTGCAGCAGTCGCAAGTGATCCCACAGCCGGTGATCCCGCAGTACCAGATGCCCGGCCTGGGTGGCTTCAGCGGCGTCCCTGGTGGTGCGTACCCGCAGCCGGTCCCGTCGTGGCCTCGTGGTCGCGGGTTCGCTCCGCGCTGATACAGCGCCCGCTCAGATGCCCCTCAGGGGCCTAACTCTCCCGCCCCCTCACTGGGGGAGGGCTCCGGACGCGCCTGGAACTCGGGTGTGTCCAAAACAGGAGGTTGAAGATCATGCGTCGACTGCTAGTCGCCGGCATTGCCGCCCTGGCGGTAGTGCTAGGTCTGTGCGTTAGTACAGGGACCGCGTTCGCCGGTCCGTTCGGCCCCCACGACCCGAACGGCGGGAATGGCAACGGGGGCATCGCCACCACTGATACCACCAGCACGCGCAGCGGTAACATCGTCACCTGCACGGGAGCTGTGGGCACCTGTACCACCACGTTCAATAACGGTCGCACCGACACCTGCACGGTCCCGACCGGTGGCACCAACTGCACCGAGACTCTTGGCGGCAATCTCGGTCGCAACGTTGGCGGCCTGCTCGGCGGAGTCGGTGACGGAGTTCGCGGTGTCCTCGGTGGCGACAACCACGTCTGCCCGCTGAACGACAACCGCTGCGGTCCCGGACCTATCCGTGGCGGCAATGGCCACGGCTTCGGATTCCCGATCGGTGGCTTCGGTGGACTGCCCGGCCTTCAGGGCAACCTGCTGAACCTGTCACTGCTGGGCCTGAACGACGGCGGCCAGGTCTCCGTGTGCACCTACCCGACATGGGACTCGTTCAACTCCTTCGGCAACGGTCGCTTCGGTGGTCGCTTCGGTGGCGTCCGTGGGCACTTCGGGGGCAGCCTCGACCGCCAGCGTGCCGCGTGGGAGCAGCTGCGCGCCGAAGCTGCCTGCAACGCGGCGGTCGTGAACGGGCTCAACGGACTGAGCCTGGTCGACGGTTCGTACCTGAACTTCGGCGGCCAGTTCGGAACTGTGAACGTCTGCAGCTTCCGCGACTTCAACGACTTCTCCGGTCGCTTCGGTGGGCGTTTCGGTAGCCGGTTCAACACCCTGCGCGGTCGCTTCGGCGGCAACCCGCTCGGCGCGTGGAGCCAGCTGCGTAACCAGGCCTCGTGCGGCAGCACCATCGTGGTAGTCCCGTCCAGCACCACTGTGGTGCAGGCCGCTCCGACCACGGTCGAGGCGGCCCCGGCGGACCCGTCGACCAGCGGTGACGCTGGCGCCGGTAACCCGCAGCCGTTGGCGTCTTCGCCTCTGCCGGCTATCGCTCCGACTAAGCCGCCGAACGAGGGTGGCGTCGACCTGGCGTACGTGTTGGCGCACGCCAGGGTCGCCTGAGTCGTGACTGGTGCCGCCGATCGAGATCGAGTGCGACGGCGGTTCGCTGTACGTCGGGACGTGCGCGGATGGCAGATTACGGCTAACCGCGCACGTCCCTGGCGCAGACTCCCTCTGTCTGCTGTTATCGCCGGGGGTCGTGCAGGAACTGCTCGCCGCCCTCATCGCCAAACGCCGCGAATCCACCGGCTATCCCTGGTCCTAGCGCTCGCCTTCCTTGCGAGCTGCTCCCACCCATCGGCACAGCTGTCCCCGCCGAAGCTGACCTCGCCACCCGCTCCATCGCAACCGGTGCCCAGCACGCCGGGCGTGTACCCGTCAGCGATCCGCATCCCGTCCATCAAGCTGAACAGCAACGAGTTCATGCAGGTCGGGCTGCTTGCGGACGGAACGATGGAAGAACCACCGCTGGACCACCCGAAGTTCGTGGCCTGGTACAAGAAGAGCGTTCTACCAGGGGAAACGGGCCCCGCGATCATTGTTTCGCACGTGAACGGCGACGGCATGGCCGGTGGGTTCGCCAAGCTCGACAACGTGAAGGTCGGAGATCAGGTCGAGGTGGACCGCACCGACAACCAGACCGCCGTGTTCAAGGTCGTCGATACCCGGCTCTACCTGAAGGCCAACTATCCCTCCTGGGCCTCGAAAGTCTTCGGCGACACCGACAGGCCCACCCTGCGGCTGATCACGTGCAGCGGGGCCTTGGGTCCGGGGCCGGTCTTCTATCGAAGCAACCGGGTCGTCTCTGCCGAGCTCGTGCGTCTTGAGCCTAAGAGCCCGTAGCCGTGACACCCGGAGATAGGGCGTCCAGTGCTGTGATCGGCTTTCTGGCGAGGGACCTGGGCAGGGCCATCTACCTGCAGCAGAAGCACCTGAAGGCCGACGACGGGTCCTGTCTCGGTTGTCTGACGCAGATGGCCCCCACGATCTGGCCATGCGTGATTTTGCGTCTCGCGGATGAGTGCATGGCTAGGCAAATCCCCATGCAAAGGAAAGGGGAGCGGTGACCCCACCACGGCCCAGTCCTACGTCTACCTACGTCACAACCGCCGAGTTCGAACGGCGGGTCAGTGAACTCAAGCAATCCCTTCAGATCATCGACGGTCACATTCTGAACGTCGAGGAGATCGTAACCAAGATTGGATCCGACATGGCTGCCGATTTCACCCAGCTCGACGCCGACCTCAACACCCTGGCAACCGGCTTCCAGGCGCAGGCCGCGCAGATCGTGGCGCTGCAGAACGCGCTGAACTCCGCCGACGCGGACAAGGCTGCCGCCGTGGCTGCCGCTATCGCCGCTGACGACGCTACCGACCAGGCAGCGGTTGACGCGGCGGACGCGGTTGCGCAGGGCGTGCTGAACCCGCCGGCGTCCAGCTGACCGCCTGAACCCCAGCCGGCCGAGTTTCCGTCTCCTGGGCTCGGCCGGCTGGCCCAGGCCCATTCCATCGGCACAAACCCTAGGACGGCTTGAGATGGCGTGGGTGTACAGCGACGAGCTGAAAGAGAAAACGGGGAACGGCTGGTCCGAAGTGACCGAGCCGGAGACGAACGTGCTGACCGTTGCGGGGCCGGCCGACATCCTCACCGCCGGTGGTATCCAGCGGGCCCCTGAGGTGATCGAGCTCGCGGCGGCGGCCGGGTTGAACCTGGCCGCCGCCGCTGTCGTCCTGCTCAAGGAATCAGGCGGCGGCCGGAACGTCTGGGGCCACGACAACGTCGTGGTCGCCCCCGGCACGTACGCCAAAGGCGCGGAAGTCACCGAGCAGGCCTATCTCGCTTACCGAGCGGCCGTTCAGTCCGGCCGAGCGGGGCGTCAGGGATGCGGCCCGACGCAGCTGACCTGGAGCGGGTATCAGGACCAGGCGGACGCGCTGGGTGGCTGCTGGGACTGGCGCTGCAACGTCACCGTCGGCTTCCGGGCCCTCGCCCAGCACATCCGCAACAGCGGGCTGCGTGGTGGCTTTCGCGACTACAACGGCTCCGGCCCAGCCGCTGAGACGTACGCGGACGACGCCATGTCCAAGTACCTGGTGTGGGCCACTCGTTTGGGATCCCCGGGACCGGAGGACGACGTGACGTGTTCAGTGTGGGACCGCAGGGAAGGGCCGTGGGACGGCGGGATCAGCAATATCCCCGACCCGGTCAACGGCGAAGAGTACGACCTGTTCGAGTACGTCAAGCGCAACAACGTGACCACGTACCAGACCGCCCTGATGTGTCAGCAGCTCCTGGACCGCGTCAAAGCGGCCCCGGTCGCGCCGCAGGTGAAGTTGGACGTGGACCGTCTCGCCGGCAAGCTCGGCGAACACCCCGCGATCCAAGCCCTGGTCGATGGGGAGATCACCACGGTCTCGTTCTGGAAAGACGCCGGGGAACGAGCGGTCAAAGCGTTCGCCGGCGCCGCCCTGACCTTGTTCGGCGCGGGCCCGGTCGACGTTCTGCATATCGCATGGCAGACGTCGCTGTCGCTGTCCGCCGGTGCTGCGTTGGTGTCACTGCTCATGTCGCTGGCGTCGGCACAGATCGGCACACCGGGAACCGCGTCGCTGGTGAAGGGGAAGTCGTGAGTGTGCGAACGTATCCAGCGGTGGTCTTCTCGGTGCATGACGGGGATACCGCGACCTTGACAGTATCGATGGGCTGGGACACCTACCGCCAGTCGCCGATCCGTTTGTGGCAGATGAACGCGATCGAGCTGGCACAACCTGGCGGCCCAGAGGCGCGCGATCACCTGATGGCAATGCTGCCCGTCGGCCAGGTAGTCACGCTCGTCTCTCATGGGTACGACAAGTATTCAGACCGGACAGACGGCCAGATCATCTTGCCCAACGGCCTGGACGTCGGACTGCAGATGGTGGCCGACGGTTATGCAGCGTTTTGGAGCGGGAAGGGCGCGCGTCCTGTGCCGCCGTGGCCGCTACCGGTCCCGGTACCTGCCGGGCCGTGAGGCGACTTTCCCCCTGCCTCGTCGGTATTGGTTCGTGTAACAGCCTCTGCACAAGTCGCGCGCGCAGAGCGGTTTGATCTTCTGGCAGTCCGAACACGTGATCAGGCGGGGGGCCGGCCTGAGGCCAGCTTTCAGTTCCGCTCGGACCACTACCTGCCGATCTGCCTCGCACCTATTACATCTCTTTGAGCCATCGGGTCCACGCGTGGCTTTGTGTCCGTACGGGCAGAGCGTGCGCCTAGCGACAGGCACCCGCCTGCCGTTTTCGGGGGGCTCTACGGGCTCCAGATGCGCTGGGTTGACGCATCGCCTATGGGTGCACGGACCACCCCTGCACACCGGGTCATTGGTATGGCACGTGTGGTCCAGGTGCATCCCCTCTGGAATGGGGCCAACGGATAGTTCGTACACGACACGGTGCGCGCCAAGACTGCGCCCTTTTCGAGCCGGGCCACCGTTAATCAAGCCGTAGCCGCCCCGGTTCAGGCACCCAGTCCAAGGCCAACAGTCGGACTCGGCGCCGGGTTCAAAGTATCGGGTGACCCGCTGCTCAAGAGGCGTGATCCGCATGCCTAATCATACTGTTCGCCACGTTGCGTATTTGTCCCATTTCGGGGGAGATCTGCACCACATGGCCCTATCCCCCCGCCCGCGACAGAGGAATCCCACATGATCGTTCTAGGCGTAATTCTGATCTTGATCGGCTGGCTTATCGGCCTCGGCATCCTCGAGACACTGGGGATCATCCTGCTCGTCATCGGCCTCGTACTGCTGCTGCTCGGCAGTGTGGGGCACGGTGTCGGTGGTCCGTGGAATGGCAGGTGGTACTGACATGACCGGCATTCTGTTCTGCATGGTCGCGCTGGTCGTGGCCGCCATCTCCCTGGTCATCTGCCTGATCCGTACCGGCATCGTGGCGGCCGTGCGTGACTGGCCGTTCTGGCTCATCGTCGCGGTGATCCTGACCGAGATCGCCCTGCTGTGGGGCAACGTCGGGGTCATCTACAGCCACGCCGGGCTCACGGGCTGATGGCCGCTGTTCAGGTCGACCTGACCATCGAGCAGGGCTCGGACTGGCCCGGGCTGGCGTTCCCCATCTTCGACTCCGAAGGCGCCCCGTACGACCTCACCGGCTGCACGGCGCGGGGTCAGATCCGTGCGGCACCGGATGAGGACCCGGAGCTGTTCACGTGGTCCACGTCGCCGGCTACGGGGGACGGTCTGATCACCCTGGCCACCAACACGTTGACGATTCGCGTGCTCGGTGACGAGTCCTCGGCATGGAGCTTCCGTAAGGCTCGCTACGACATTTACCTGACCAACCCGGCGGCACCCGTGGGACAGCGAACATTCCGTATCGCTGACGGTGCGGTGTACCTCGATCTGGAAGTGACGAGATGAGCAACCCTCGCAGGTATTCCGTTACCGATTCGCGCACATCAAGCGGCATCATGGCGCTCGTCTGGCCTGGCAGTTTGGGCATGACGGTGCGCCGTGTCGACGTCTCCCTAGTTCTCCCCGGAACGGCAACCCCTGACATTTGTGGCGTCCAGTTCGACCTTGTCAACGTTGGAGCCATATCCGGTGGAACGTCGCTGACTATCTACCCGCTCAACTACAGCGAACCCATCGCAGTCACGTCCACGGCGCTTAGTGGGCCATCCGGAAGCCTAAATAAGGTCTACAACACCCTGGTCCTGTCCAACGCGGACTGCCACGGCTCGTTCCACTGTGAGGGCGACATGGGCATTGTCGCCCAGCCCGGGGCACCAGTCGGCGTCAACGTGATTCCTCAGTTCACGGGATCATTCGAGGCGTTCGCAACCTTCTTCTTCGACGAGTAGGAGTTCGGTTCATGAGCAACCTTGTATCCGCATGCCTGGCGTGCGGCCAAGAGGACGACCACCCCAAGCATGTGGTCGCCATTGATCCGGTCAACCTCGTTCGTTGGCATTACGACTGCCACCACACGGTGGCCGGCTGCGAGATTTGCGCTCCCATCGTGAAGAGCGCGAAGGGCAAGACCGGGGAAGAGCTCCGGACACACCTCATGGATAAGAAGGGCTGATCTGTCATGGCTGGTGGAATCGTTCAGACTGAAGCTCAGGCATGGCTCGAGGCCTCCCTCGGTAAAACAGCGTTCACCGCTGTGTCCGGCCCAGTGGTGGCCCTTCTGACTGCAGCTGGTAGCTCGACCTCCGCAGGCACTGAGGTCACCGGTGGCTCGTACGCCCGGACTGGGATCACTCCCGGCTCGGCTACGGCGGCCACCCCGAGCGTGATCGCCAATACCAACGTCTTGACCTTCGCGGCAATGCCGGCCGTCACGGTCACTGACATTGCTGTCTACAACAGCAGCACCCGGCGACTGTGGTTCGGGCCTCTGGGTGCCCCGAAGACGCTGGGATCTGGGGACACGTTGAGCTTCGCTGCCTCAGCGATCCAAATTTCTCTCCAGTGATCAATGGTCCCATCTGCTAAGGTAGATGGGTGTCGATAAGAAATTTCGCACCCGAGCAGGATCGACAGCTAGCCGTGGAGTACGCCTCCGGGGCTACCTACCGACAATTGGCGAAGAAGCATGGCGGCACCGACATCTCTGTCCGTTCCGCCGTGCTTCGTGGCGGAGCCCCGCCACGCCCCCCACATAAGCGGTCGAACTGGTCCG